TGCAAGCCTTTTGAAAAATTTTTCCAAAAATTTTTTTTTCTCGGGTGGATGCCCTAACTTTGCCCCGACAAAAAACTCGGGGAGAGGAGATGCGCATCATTCAGAAAAGGCTGTTCGTGGGCCGTGAGGATTACTACCTGGTTCACCTCAACATCATCAACCCGATGCTGCCCTCCCACATGACCCCGATGGAGATGAAGACGCTGGCGGCCTTCATGGCCGTGGAGGGTTTCGACGGGGATAGGTTCGCCTCCACCCCCAGGAGGCTGATCAAGGAGAAGCTCAACCTCACCACCAAGAGCCTCTGCAACCACCTGTCCAGCTTGGTGGCCAAGGGGTATCTGAGGCGGGATGCGGAGAGGAGGACGCTTGTCATCCACCCGGCCCTCATACCAGACGGGGGGAAGCAGGGGTATCAATTCAGATTGGAGATCGGGGATGAAGCACGTCAAGAATGACCTGATACCCGCCTTCTACGAGGCGATGGAGGACAAGGGCAACCTCACCCTTGCGGAGGTGGAGGAGGCCCTATTGACCCCGTGGCTGGCGCTCAAGGAGGGGACGGACACGGGGTATCTGCCCATGTTCCGATTCCAGCACTTCGGGTGCTTCATGGTGCGGTTGGGCAAGGCTAGGCATCTCCTGCGGGAGATGGAGTCCAGGCGGGGCATAGAGACGGGGAGGAAGCTGGAGCGCCATCAGCGGGAGATTGTGATGCTCAGGGATTACATACAGCGGCAGGAAGCCAGGGAAAACGCAGGGAGACATGAAGATTCGGGAGATGTTGAGAAGGATGACGATTAGGGATGCTTGGGCCTACATCACGGGCAAGCTCAGGTACACGCTGTACAACAGCCAACTACGGTTCCTGCTGCCACTGAACATCTGCCTACAGTACGAGTTCCGCCTCAAGATCATGCGGAGCAAGTGCTACAAGCAGGGGTGCTGCGAGGTATGCGGATGCGATGTCCCCGACCTCCAGATGGCGGCCAGGAGCTGTGAGGGCAACTGCTACCCCCCATTCATGAAGCCAGCCCAGTTCTCCATGTTCCTGGCTGGTGGCAGCGTGGAGGTCAAGGGGCATAAGTGGAAGATGGAGTTCGAGTTCCACACCATACCCGCCGAGGTGCGGATCTTCAAGGATGACGAGAAGGTGCATGTGCGTGAAATATTCGTGGAGGAAGATGGAAGCATTTCAAAGTAGAGAGCAGGATCTGGGAACGCTGGCTGAGGAGTCGGAGGTTCGGGTGGCATTTCCCCTCAAGGATAGCATCGGGTTCCCAAAGATCGCAAGGCTGGAATCTTCATGCAGCTGCACCGATCCCATGATGGATGTGGAGCATCGGCAGCTGGTGGCCATCTATGACACTGGCAGGGTGCCGCCCCATCTCAGGCAGCGGGGCTACAAGGAATCGACCAAGTACATCCGTGTGGTGTATGAGGATGGCTCGGAGGAGATCCTCTCCTTCAGCGCAAAGGTAAAGGCAAAGGGCATATAGCATGGCAGAGAAGATGAAGTTCACCCCCGTGTTCGACAATGGGCATGGGGGCAGGATCGGGGGGCAGTACCAGACCCCTGGCAAACGGTCACCCCAGTGGTTCATGGGGGTGCTGTACGAGGGCTGTTTCAACCGCTGGGTGGTGAATCGGCTCATGGAGCGCATGGACAGGGAGGGCCTACCCTACTACCATGTCTCCCCAGAGCTGGTGGACACCCCGCTGGCGGATAGGGTGAAGCGGGCCAATGGCATCACCAACCAGGCGGGCTACCCCTACCTGCTCTCCATCCACGCCAATGCGGGGGGCGGGGAGGGCTACGAGGTCTACACCTCCATGGGCCAGACCAAGTCGGATGCCATCGCCGATATCTTCATCCAGGAGATCGGGGATGAGCTGCCAGACCACCCATTGCGCAGTGACACCTCGGATGGGGACAGGGACAAGGAGGCCAAGTTCTACGTGCTGGAGAACACCAAATGCCCTGCGATTCTCATTGAGGTGGCCTTCATGGACAACGACACCGACTACCGCAAGCTGTGGTCCGAGGCCTTCCTGGAGCATGTGGTGAACGCCCTGCTCAGGGCCATCAAGAGGCTGCATGAGGAGGGTATCTAGCCATGTCGCTGCTATTTCGTCTGGAGGGGGTCTCGGTGAGGCCCACGGAGGAGGCCCTGATGGTGGAACCCTTCGCCACCATCTGGTCCAGGGATGGCAGTACGGATAAGGGCAGGGCGCTGAAGGAGCTGGCCTACATCGAGTTCGTGGCCTCCATGTTCAGCTCTAACCCCTACAGGCAGTACCCGGAGAGGGAGAAGCCCGAGGTGGTGGCGCAGGGGGTCTTCAATGCCCCCTACAAGCCCGATAAACTGGTGCTGAAAGGCATTGAGCTGTATAGGCAGATGCAAACCATAGGGTCGGAATCCTACAGGCACTACATGAACGCCAAGCTGGCGGCAGAGAAGACCAGCGATTTCATCAGGGGGATCGACCTATCACAGCTCAACCCCAAGACCATGAACCCTGTCTACAAGCCTAAGGATGTCACCGACTCCTTGGTCAAGATCGAGGAGGTCATCTCCAACCTGAGCGCGCTGAGGAAGCGTGTCAGCGAGGAGCTGTTTGAGCATGTGAGGACAAGGGCGCAGAAGAAGATCTCGCCATTTGCCGATCCCGAGAGCCTCAAATGATGGATAGCGTCAGGAATGCGGAGAGTATCTGGGTGAACAGCAGCCCATTCCGCGAGGAGGCGAGGAGATTCACCGAGAGCGGGTTCTACTGCCAGGAGGCAGCAGAATCCGCAAATTGGTATACGTACTGGAGGGAGCAGCGCAGGCGATGCATGGAGGGCTACCAATCCTCGGGGGCGAGGATCACGGGGGATCACTACTTCTACCTCAACTTCTGCCAGATAGAGCGGGTGCTGGACACCAGCCATCGGATCACCAGAAAGGTGACAGGATTCCCCGACTTCTGGGATGGGGACTACAATTACTTCTGGGTCAGGGAGATCGCAAGGAATGGGGTGGCCAAAGCATTGTTAAGCCCCGAGGAGTACGCTGTATTCCGGACCCTACCCTTGACGGATCAGCAGATGAAAGCCATCGAGCTGTATAAATCCCTGCACCTCGGGGTCTCCATCATGCCCGAATGCCTATTGGGGGGATTCAACCTCATCGTGGGGAAGTCTAGGCGCAAGGGATACAGCTACAAGAATGCGGCTATTGCCTCCAACAACTTCTTCACCAAGCCCAACTCGCTGACCATACTGGATGCCTACGAGAGGAAGTTCCTCTACCCCAAGGGGGCGTACTCCATGGTGGTAGACAACATCAACTTCGTGAACCTCCACACGGCGTGGACCATGCCCTCCGATGTGGTGAATCGATCCAACAACATCAGGGCCTCCTACATCACCTACAGGGATGGCATCAAGCTGGAGATGGGGTTCAAGTCCGAGGTGCTAGCGCTGACCTGCAAGGATAACCCCGATGCCAACAGGGGTAAATCCGCCGAGGATGTCTTCTTTGAGGAGGCAGGGGCTTTTGGCCTTCCTGGGCTTCTAAAGGCCACGTACGCAGCCACTGAGGACTGCGTGAGGGCTGGTACTCTGAAAACGGGGATGATAACCATATACGGCACTTCTGGGGACATGGAGGGGGGTACCGCCGACTATGCGGACATGTTCTCCAGACCCTCGGCCTTTGGCCTGATGGCCTTCGATAACATCTGGGATGAGGGTATGGAGGGAACGGCCTGCGGGTTCTTCCACCCAGTGACTTGGAATCTGGAGGGTTACTACGATGCACAGGGGAACTCGAATCTGGTAGGAGCCAAGGAGCATGAGATGGGCAAGCGGCAGAAACTGCTGGAGAATGGAGCCACCTCGATAGAGATCCAGCGCAGGATGCAGGAGAATCCCTTGGGTCCAGCTGAGGCCTTTTCCATGTCGGGGAATAGCATCTTCCCCGTCCCAGAGCTGAAGGCGCAGCTAATGAAGGTCAAGGCCAACGACTGGCAGAATCTCAGGGGTACACCCGTGGAGCTGTCGAGGGATGGCAATGGGGTGGTGGCCAAACCCATACTGTCTGGGGCAAACCCCATCACCTCGCTGTATGACATCCCAGTGAACACCAAGGGCTGTCCTATTATCTACGAGTACCCCATTGAGGGTGCACCGAGGGGCTTGTATAAGATCGGCTATGACCCCGTGAGGCAGGATTCAGGAACCTCATTGGCGGCCATCATCGTCTATAAGTCGGTGATGCAGGGGTCGTACTACCACTCCATCATCGTGGCCGAGTACGTGGGAAGGGGTGAATTCTCCGATGACATGGACATAGTGGCGGAGTACCTCGCCGACCTCTACAACACCACTATCATGTATGAGAACGAGGTCATCGGGACTAAGAACTACTTCAGGCGGATCAAAAGATTGAATCTACTGGCTCTACAACCTGATGCGGTAATTAGCAAGAACATCCATGCCTCGAGGGTGGCTCGGGTCTATGGATGCCATATGAACGCAGCCCTCAAGGATGCGGGGGAGAGGTACGTTAGGGACTGGCTGCTAACGGTGCTGGATCATGATGAGAATGGATCACCCGTCAGGGTCATCGATAGGATCTATTCCCAGCGATTGCTGGAGGAACTGATAGCCTACAGGAGGAGCGGGAATTTTGACCTGGTTTCCGCCCTGTTCATGTGCATGTTCCAGGTGCAGGAGGAGTACCTGGGCAAGGAGTATAGTGAGAAGAAGACCAGCAACGCCGAGAAGCTGCTCAGGATGATGGGGAGTATGTACCAAAATAGGAGGACGCTATGGTAGGGAAGAGCAAGCAGCGCCTAACGATGGCGCAGAAATCGGCCAATAATCATGAGTGGTATAGGGAGATGGCCAACTCGCTGGATATGCGTGGTTTCACCACGGTGGGTGTCCCCTTCGCCAAGGAGACCATCAGCGAGCAGCGGAGGATGCAGGCCAACTACGACCTGTTCAACGGGTTTCTGGATCTGTCGGATTTCGAGTACGTGTGCAGACCATATGGCATGGAGGTGGGTGAACTGCCAGCTAGGATGCGCAACCATGACATCGTATCCAACAAGGTCAAGTACATGGTCGGGCTGGAGATGCGCATCCCCCTGAAGTACAAGGTGGTGGCTGTCAATAAGGATGCCACCACCCGCAAGGAGCAGGAGAAGTTCGGGAGGATTAGGGACTTCGTGATCCAGGAGGTATCCAGACAAGTGCAGCAGCAGGTCAATCCAGAGGGGGCTGCGCAGCAGGGAATGGGTGGACAACCGCAACAGCAGCAGGCGCAGACCCCAGAGGAGGTCATGCGCTACATGGAGCGGGATCATCAGGATCCCGCCGAGGTGCTGGCTAATCAACTGCTGGACTACCTCAAGTACAAGGAGCATCTGCGGGATAAGTTCAACACAGCATTCAAGCACCTCTGCCTGTCTGGCAGGGAGATCCTCTATCTCGGCATCATGAATGATGAGCCTGTGGTGTGGAATGTGAATTCGTTGAGATTCAGGTGCGACATGTCCCCAGACAACGTCTTCATCGAGGATGGGGAGTGGGCCACCTGCGAGTTCAGGATGTCACCATCGGATGTGGTGATGTTCTTTGGGGAGGATCTCACCAATGAGGAGATGGATAGGATCTACGAGATGATGTCCCCCGAGGTGAGTGTGGAGGAGCCCGCAGAGCTGCTATTCGATAACAATGTGGACAGGAATGGGGCGAGGACCGTCAGGGTGCTGCACTGCGTATGGAAGGCCCTCAGGAAGCTGCGTTTCCTCACCTATCTGGATGAGAACGATGAGGTGCAGGAGACCACCGTGGACGAGAACTACACCCTCGCCCCAGATGCGGGGGATCTCAACATCGAGGATCACTGGATCCCCGAGGTGTACGAGACCTGGAAGATAGGCACGGATATCTACGTGAGGATGCGGCCTGTCCCTGGGCAGTTCAAAGATCTCGATAATCTCTACCACTGCAAGCTACCCTATTACGGGGTGATCTCCGATGGGATGAACTCGAGGTCGATCTCCATCATGGATCGGATGAAGCCCTACCAGTACTACTACAATATCGTGATGTACAGGCTGGAGATGCTGATGTCCTCGGACAAGGGGCGCAAGATCATGATGAATGTGCAGGCCATCCCCGATTCCGCGGGCATTGATATCCAGAAGTGGCAGTACTTCTTCGATGCCTCGGGCATCATGTGGTATGACCCCAGCGCGGAGGGCATCACGGATGGCAATGTCAACAGCATCGCCAAGGAGGTGAACCTGTCATTGGCCTCCGACATCTCCAAGTACATGGAGCTGTCGGAGGACATCAAGCGGCAGGGGGGG